AGCACTTCGGTTGAATTGCCATACATCTGCAATATGAACTTCGTCCACCCCCCTCAGCGGGAACGCCCGAAGCCCATCATCTACGAGTACGCAGACGAACGAGACGCTGCTCGCATGTCAATCGACACCGGAGACCTGGACCTATGAGTTACTTCGCCGTCCTTCACATTCCCACCCAAACCCTCTTCCCGAACATGAAGTCGGGTTCCACTCGGTTCGATTTCTACAATCCGCCGAAGCGGTCGAAACACAAGGTCAAGCCCGTGCCTCGGCTGTTCGAGTCCGCCCGCATGGCGCAGCGGTACATCACCGAGTACTGCAAGGGCATTCGCAATAACGATTACTTCCAGCTCGGCGAAGCTGTGAAGTACGAACTCGCCGAACGCCCTCGCCCGCCATCCGAGTATGCGGTTGTCGAAGTCAACATCACCTTCGTTAACCGCAACTTCGCCGTCCAGATCACCAACGTCAAGCCAAAGGAACCAGGCCGTGGCTAAGAAATCTAAAGACCAGATTTCCCGCGAACGTGCCGAGCGCTGGCAACGTTACGGAGTCCTCGGTCAGTCCCGCTATGGCATCGCCGCACTCGAGCGGATCATCACCGACGAAACCGCACCACCTGACCTGCGCGTTGACGCCGCCGAGGTCAAACGTTACTACAACAACCTCATCACTCAATACAAAAAGCACCTGAAAGTAAAGGAGATCAACAATGTTTGAACTGGAAATCGATAATTGACTTTCGGATGAAAATGTGTTATTGATTGTGAGTAAGGAGAATGCCATGCTAACTTACGAGCAAGCAATAACACTTTTCACCTACAAAGACGGAAAACTTTTGTGGAATGTTCCAGGCCCGAAAAGAAACATCGGACAACCAGCTGGACACACAGATCACAAAGGATATACTCGCATAATGATTGCCGGAAAGATGTATCTGGCACACAGAATAATCTGGTTGATCCATAACAAGGAATGGCCTAAGTACACACTGGATCACATCAACGGTGATACAAGGAATAATCGCATAGAGAATTTACGAGATGTAAGTCATTCTGCTAACATGCGTTCTGCCATCGCAAAAAAGGACAACAAGACTCATTGCCGTGGAATATCATTCAATCCTCGACAAACTAACAATCCCTATAGCTTACGACTTCAAGGCAAATACCTCGGTTCTTTTTCGTCAATCGAAGCAGCTCAGAAAGCGAAAGAAGATTATGACAAAGCACACCCCTACAGCTGAACAACAAGTAATCATCGATGCCGCAGTCAACAGCAATGATAACATGATTATCATGGCTCTTGCCGGCGCAGCTAAAACATCAACCCTTGTTATGATTGCTGAAGCCATGAACACTCAGATGCTGTGTTTGGCATTTAACAAGCGCATCGCCGAGGAGATGAAGGAACGTCTCCCCTCCACCTGCGTCCCGATGACCCTCAACTCCCTCGGCCTCCGCACATGGATGAGCTGCCTCGGCAAGCGTATCATCCTCGAGAAGGACAAGAACTATCAAATTCTCACCAACATCGTTGCCAAGCTGGACAAGCGCCAGCAGGAGATCGCCTACGAGGAATTCGCCGACACCCTCAAGATCATCGAGAGGGGCAAGGCGTGCGGTTACATTCCGACCAAGCGTTTCACGCAAGCGAAGCGCCTGATGGAGGACGATGACTTCTTCGGCCATCTCGAAGAGGTTCCTTCCCTTCTTCAGGAAAACCTCGTTCGCACCGCAACCATCCGCTCGATCGAGTTGGCGCTCGAAGGCAAGATCGACTTCTCCGATCAAATCTTCATGCCCACCCTCTTCCCGGCCATGTTCGACACCTTCCCCACCACGATGATCGACGAGGCTCAGGACCTTTCGGCTCTCAACCACATGACCCTCCGGAAGCTGGTCCGTTCCAAGCGCCTCATCGCGGTCGGCGATCCCAACCAGGCCATCTATGGTTTCCGCGGCGCGCACGAGGACTCCATGCACAAGATGCAGAATGACTTCAACATGAAGCCCTACACCCTCTCCGTTTCCTTCCGCTGCCCTGTCAATGTGGTGAAGGAAGCGCAGTGGCGTGCGCCGAACATGAAGTGGCCGGAGTGGGCGAAGGAAGGGACGGTCAAGACCCTCGCGGAGTGGGACGCTTCCACCATCCCCCCTCAGGCCGCCATCATCTGCCGCAACAACGCTCCGTTGTTCAACATGGCCATCAAGTTGTTGAAGAACGGGCGCTACCCGAAGATCATCGGCAACGACATCGGGAAGTACCTCGTCAAGACTATGAAGAAGTTCGGCAAGTCGGACATGCCGAAAGAGCAAGTCCGCGGTGCCATCTCCGAGTGGGCTGACGAGAAGGCAAAGAAGACTCGCAACCCGTCGAAGGTGTGGGATCAGGCCGCGTGTATGAATATCTTCGCTGACCAAGGGGAAACCCTCGGCGATGCCCTCGCCTATGCCGAACATATCTTCAACTCACAAGGTTCGATCGAGCTGATGACCGGGCACAAGTCGAAGGGCCTCGAGTACGACACCGTGTTCATCCTCGACCGCCACCTCATCAAGCTCGACGAGGGACAGGAGAAGAACCTCATGTACGTCTGTCAGACCCGGTCGAGGTCGGAACTCTTCTACGTCGAGTCCGATGCCTTCCATGATGAAGCAGGTGATGCATGACAAATCATACTTGGGTCAAGTCCACCCTCGGGCACGGCGAAGTCATGTGCAAGTATTGCCTTATCACCAATCGCGAGGCTGCCGTTTTAGGTAAGCTTAACGAGTGCGATAAGGCACCGGCACCTTTCGTCCAGCCCAAACCGGAGAAGGAGGAGGGTCTTGACCCTCTTCCATCTTGGGCACAATGGAAAGGAGAAGGCCCGATGCCCGCCCACTGGTACGCAGTCAACCCCGCAGACAACACAACCCACAAGGTTTACCGTTCATATGAGGATTACTGCAGTGATTGATTTCATCGTCAGCCTTCTCGCTTGCGCAGTCTTCGGTGCTTCCGGTTACATCATCGGCTGGAACCGGGCATGGGGGCAGGCAGGTCCGATGGCAAAGACCGCCTACCAGACCGGCATCCTCGACACCATCGAGTTTGTCATGAAGACCAGCAAGGACTATCCGCAATTCACCGCAATCGAGATCGCCTCGGATGCAATGGAAGCCCTCGTTCAGGCGAGGCGCGAACGATGACCGAGCGCGGCTGGATATTCCTTCTTGTCTTTTCCACCTACATGTCGATCCTAACATGGAATGCAGCCGCGGTCGCCGCTTTCTTTCTATGCTGTGCCGTGCTTCTTGTGGGTCAGTGGTGATATGGGCCATTCTTTCGACGGATAACCCATACCGCCACTGACTGCAAAATAACCCTTGCCTTTTCGATTGAGATTAGGTATGGTGATGGTGTCGGCGCAATCCGCCCATTTTTGAAACCCAACCCAACGAGGAACCCCTCCAATGACCAAGTCCATCTCCATCTCCGGCCAGGCCTTCGAGGTCTCTGCCCCCTACGCTGAAGGCCACACCCTGACGGCCGCCGAGGCCAAGGTCCTGAACCAGACCCGCGCCGAGAACATCGGCAACAACTTCCGCGCCGACGTGAAGAAGGCTCTGGAGTCCGGCGATCCGGCTGCGCTCGAAGCGGTCAAGGCCGAGCTGGCCAAGTACGATGCCGCCTACGTCTTCTCCATGACCCAGGCCCGCACCCCGATCGACCCGATCGAGGCCGAGGCGATCCGCATCGCCAAGGAACTCGTCAAGGCGAAGATCGCCGAGAAGTACTCGGTGTCCCTCAAGAAGTATTTCGAGACCGAGGGCAACGAGGAGAAGTACGACGCCGCCGTCGAGAAGCTCGCGGCTCAGGACGACACCCTCAAGGAGGCCAAGAAGCGTGTGGCCGCCAAGAAGAAGACCCTCGATATCGCCGGCGCCGACCTCGAACTGTAAGCGCCTGCCCGGCCCCGGAGTTTTTGATTGGTCCCTTTGGCTCCGGGGCCGTCCCCTTTCCCGCAACGTCTTCCCTCCCATGTGTGTCGTTGCGAACCTCCCCTTCGGGGGCTTTTTATTCCAGACCTCTAGTGTAGTGCCCCCACTAACCTAGGGAAGGCCCCGGCGGTGAGAGATAGTTGCAGTCCCCTCCGCCGGGGATTTCATTTAAACCAGGAGAAACCCAATGGAATTCACTGCAGTTCTTCGCGGCCTGTCCTTTCGACAGATCGACGACAAGGCATTCTTCAACACCCTCTCCGAGCGTGACGGCCTGCTCATCGAGCGCGAGCCGCACAATCAGTTCGACCCCAACGCGATCAAGGTAATGTCGCCAGACGGCGTCTATCACATCGGCTACGTCGCAAAGGAAGTGGCCGTCGAACTCGCGCCGCTGATGGACGAGGGCCGGTTCTTCACCTGCACCGTCGACTCCCTCATGATGAAGCAGTGCATCCTGCTCATCAAGGAAACCGAACTCCAGTCCGACGCCATCATCGAGAACACCGAAGCCAGTGAGTGATCTTCTCACACTAATGTACGACGCTCTCGCATCCGAGTTTGGTATCATCCTCCGGAGCGACAACCCGATAAAGTTGCGGGAGCGCCTCTACCCAATGCGAAAGAAAGACCCTTCGTTCGAGGAGCTTTCTTTCGTATTGTCGCCTACCAACCCCGAAACCGATCTTTGGATCATTCGCAGAGTCCGCCATGAGGAAATCTAAAGACGCCCTCCAGAAGCATACCCTTCAACTCTTCGAGGGGGATTATGCGAAACTCCAGGACCTGCACCCCGAGGTCGGCGCAGCGGCTGTGATCCGCACCATCATCCGGCAGTACATTGCGAAGATGTCACCGCCAGTTGAAATGAAACTCAAAGGAGACCTCGATGTCTGATCTTACCGAACTCTTTTCGCGTGATCCACTCAAATATTCCAAGGCCGATGTGGCCGCCCTCATCGCTGCGTATCGCGAGAAGCGCAAGCAGTTCAACGCCGGTGCCACGATGGCCGGAAAGGCAAAGGTTATCACCCCCAAGGCGCAGGCCCTGCTCAATGTGGTGAAAACCTCCGATGTCGACATCTGATTTCCACTCCCCCATCGAACGGCTTTTAGCTAAAGCCGAGCTGGCTTACGAGTCCGAGCGTACCCGCGTGGAACAACTCCTCGCCGAGTGCGGTAAGACCAAGACCCAGCCCGCCAAGGATTATTGGCACAAGCTTGAAACTCTTCGTCGCAAAGTGAACACCCTCAGGGATATTGCAAATGGCCGACTCGAACAGAAATGAAGACGGCACGTTCTTCGCATGGGACTCGACCATGCTCAAGAGCGCCGAGAAGTGCCTGCGTTACTTTCAGTACAAGATGATCGACGGCTGGCAGCCCGCCCGCAAGTCCGTCCATCTTCTCTTCGGCGGCTGGTACGCCTCCGCCCTAGAACGCTACCACAAGCTGCGCGCCGAGGGTATGTCCCTCGATGACGCGCTCGAGGACGTGGTGCTCATGACATTGAAGAACACCTGGATCACGGTCGGCACCAAGGACGGCCAGCCGATCGGTGCCCCATGGAACTCGATGGACAATCTCAAGACCCGCGAGACCCTCATCCGTTCCATCATCTGGTATATCGACGAGTTCGCCGAGGACCCCCTCGTCACCGTTTCCCACGACGGCAAGGCCGCGGCGGAATATTCCTTCACCTTCGGAGTGGATGATGATATTTTCCTCTGCGGACACCTCGATCGAGTCACCCAATATGGTGATGATTATTATATCGCTGACAACAAGACAACCGGATCACTACTCAACGACCGGTACTTCGACCAATACTCTCCCGATACGCAGTTCTCTTTGTATACCTTCGTCGGCAAGGGCATCTTCAAACTCCCAATCAAAGGAGTGGTGGTCGATGCTGCGCAAATCCTTGTTGGGGGAACCAAGTTCGCGCGAGGCTTTTCGTTCCGCACGGAAGAACAACTCCAGGAATGGTATGACGGCGCGATGTCCCTCATCGAGAGCGTTAATCATGCAGTGGCCGAGAACCACTTCCCGATGAACCCCTCATCCTGTGGCAACTACGGCGGCTGCGAATTCCGCCACATCTGTTCCAAGTCCCCGCAGGTCCGCGAGATGTTTCTCAATGGTGATTTCACGAAGGGGAAAGTATGGAACCCGCTCGAGCGCCGGTAAGTTTTCGCCGCATCCCTGACGCAGATGTGATCCTCATCCTTCAGGGTCAAGTCTTCGTCGCCGCGCTATGGGAACTCGGCGGTGAACTGTTCGCTGATGTAGGGACAGGGTTCGCCCAACTCTACCAGCATGGTTTCACCGCCGGTCCCTATCGTTGGGAACACTTCCCCAACCCGCCGATCAACATTCGTTGCAACTCTTTAGGAAGAATGACATGCCAAAACTGAGCGATCACCATTCCGGCAAGTTCACCAAGCTTCTCTACCTCGGTGACAGCGGCACCGGGAAGACCGGCTCCCTCGTTTCCCTCATGAAAGCAGGATACAAACTCCGTGTTATCGATTTCGATAATGGTCTTGACGTACTCAAGGAGTTCGGCCTCAAGGAATGTCCGGACAAGCTCGCGAACGTGGACTACGAAACGGTTCGAGATAAGTATAAAGCAAGTCCGGTTGGTCCGGTCATTAACGGAGCCCCCAAGGCGTTGGTGGACTCTCTTAAGCTACTCAACAAGTGGACGGACGAAAGTGTTCCTGCTGAGTGGGGGCCGGATCACATCTTGGTTATGGACTCCCTTACGGGTCTTGGCAAGGCCGCCTTCGAGTGGGCAAAGGGAATGAACCCCAACTCGAAAGAGCCGCGCCAGTGGTATCATCAGGCGCAGCAGGCTGTGGACAACGTGATTTCCCTCTTGACATCTGAGGCATTTCATGCTAACGTCATCATCATTGCTCACGTCCAATTTGTCGAGCAGAATGACGGCTCGGTTCGAGGCTACGCCAACACAATCGGCAAGGCCCTCGGCCCGATGATCCCGACCTACTTCAATACGATGGTGCTCGCTAAGACTCAGGGGAGCGGCGCCAACGTCAAACGGACCATTGCAACTGTTCCAACTGCGCTGATAGACCTCAAAAATCCAGCCCCATTTAAAGTCGACAAGGAATTACCCCTGGAGACGGGGCTTGCAACGCTCTTCGAGAAGCTTAGGAATTAGTCATGCCTGCCAATAACGTCAAACATCTTGGTACGGGTACGCGGTTGTATGAGTGTTGGAAACATATGCGCGCACGATGCTCGAATGCTACATCTAAAGATCATCCTGCCTATGGCGGGCGTGGTATTGTAGTGTGTAATGAATGGAATGAGTTCGGGCCGTTTCGTGCGTGGTCACTGGCTAATGGTTATAACGCCGCGAAAACTATAAACCGCATTGACAACGATGGTCCGTACTCACCAGACAATTGCGCCTGGAGTACGGCAAAGGAACAATCCAATAACACTCGTCGCAGCCTCATTGTCGAGGCCTTCGGCGAAAGAAAAACCGTAGCTTTGTGGGCGGATGATCCGCGCTGCAAGGTTCCGGCTAGCACGTTATATTATCGAGTCCATGCGGGATGGCTCGGTGAACGTGCGCTTACTACTCAGTCCCGCAACATCAACAGGAACCATTCATCATGGTAAATTTCGCAGACGCACTGAAGACCAAGGCTGGCGCAATCGAGCGTCCTCCGCTCCTCCCCATCGGAACCTACTCGGCCATCGTGTCGAAGGTCCCGACGATGGAGACCATCGGCGACGGCAAGTGGGACACGCTCGATTTCATGCTGCGCCTCCAGACGCCGCAGGATGATGTCGATCCGGAAGCGCTCAAGGAGTACGGCGGCCTCGGCGCGCAGTCCGTCCTCCGCCACCGCTTCATGTTCAACAAGGAAGACGAGGCTGCGTTCAACCGCACCCTCTTCAACCTGAAGCGCTTCCTTCTCGATCACCTGAAGATCGAGGGTTCGGACGAGACGCAGCTCAACGAGCTGATTAACAACTCCGTCAACCACTCCTGCAACGTCTTCGTTCAGTGGCGTCCGGACAAGAACGATGCCGAAGTAATCTACGCCGAAATCAAGAAGACCGCTCCGCTCGAGTGATCTTCTGCCGGGGAGGGGATTGTCTCTCCCCGGTTCTTTCCTTCAGGGACACGCCATGACATCAGGTAACTTCACTTCCTTCCCGGTTGAGTCCATCCACATCAACCGCGACAAGCGCCAGCGCAAAGAACTCACTGGTATCAAAGAACTGGCATGGTCGCTCCAGTCCATCGGCCAGATCAACCCCATCACCATCACCCGCGAGGGCGAACTCATCGCAGGCGAACGCCGCCTGACCGCCGCGAAAGAAGCGGGTTGGACCTCCATCAATGTTCAGTTCGTCGAAGACCTCGACGAGGCCACCCGTCACCTGATCGAACTCGAGGAGAACGTCCGCCGCGTTGATCTGTCGTGGCAGGACCAATGCCTCGCCGTCGAGGAATACCACAAACTTCGCACCGCCGAGGACGCCACTTGGACCGCGGCAAAGACCGCTTCCGCCCTCGGCCTCTCCACCACCAACGTAGCGGAGAAGCGTTCGATCGCCCAGGAGATCAACCGGGGTAACACCCGTATCGCAGAGGCTCCAAAGTTTTCCGTCGCCAAGGGGATTGTCAACCGGGAAACGGAACGTCGGCAGAACTCAGTCATCGAAGCCGTGACCGAGACCATCACCGGCGAGGCCGCGCCCGAACGCACCGTCCCCCTTCTCCACGCTGACTTCAACGAATGGGCTAAGACCTATGACGGCCCCAAGTTCAACTTCATCCACTGCGATTTCCCCTACGGAGTCAACGCAGACAAACATGCTCAAGGAGCGGCGGCAGCGTTCGGCGGCTATGTCGATAGTGAGGAGGTCTATTATCAACTCCTTGCGACGCTCGGCTCCGCTATGGGGAACGTTGTTGCTGAGTCGGCTCACCTCATGTTCTGGTTTTCAATGGACTTCTACCAATACACTGTGGAAACTCTTTCTGAAATGGGGTGGGACGTTCAGAGGTTTCCTCTTGTGTGGCACAAGTCGGATAACATGGGAATTCTACCCGACCCCTCGCGAGGCCCTCGGCGAATATATGAAACTTGTCTCATTGCTTCACGAGGGGATCGAAAGATTGTTCGGGCAGTCTCCAACGTCGTCAGCCATGCGACAACCAAAGAAATCCACATGAGCGAAAAGCCGGTGGGGATGCTGGCCAAGTTCATGGAGATGTTCGTCGATGAATACTCCGCGGTGCTTGATCCGACCGCCGGCTCGGCCAACGCTTTGAAAGCCGCGCAGAAGCGTGGCGCAAAGATCGTCCTCGGCCTCGAACGCGATGAAGAGTTTTTCAACCGTGCAAAGGAGCACTACTACAATGACGACCTCTGACACCGATGCCCTTCTCAATGAGCGAGGGAAGACCCACGGCGATTTCTACGATCACGCTCGCATCACGCAGCGACTCAAGAGTGTGATCGCCGAGGAACTTCTCTATCGGCATGAACGTGGCCAGCCGCCGCTGACCGACATGCAGCGCGAGTCGATCGATATGATCGAGCACAAGATTGGCCGGATCATCGCAGGCGATGCCTCGTTCCCCGATCATTGGGACGACATCGCAGGCTACGCAAAGCTGCCGGTAATGGGAGGCAACAATGGCTAAAGCCAATCACAACTCCTCGAAGCCCCGCGCCCGCAAGCCGAAGGTGAAGCCGCATGAAGCAATCATCAACAGCCTCAGCGGTAACGAAAAGTTCCAGGCAATAATGGAACGCTACATCAATGGTCGACTCGGTGATAATATTCTTCATCCCGACTACGTCTACGAGGTGGCGGAACGCGCGGAACATAAACCCTCCGCGCAGTACTCAATCCCCAACGAGCTGCAGAATGTCGTCGCCGAGGCCGTCAAGTTCAACGAAACCTTCAGCACCTTCGTCGATGAAATTGTCGGGCCACTCCCGACTACCGCTGAAGATGGCGGCGCCAAGTTCCCCCCGGTGAATTGCTACGTCTCCGACCTGCTTTTCTCCATCCACACCCTGCGCCGGCTGACCGAAAGCAACCAGGCTTTGTTCAAGCGGTTGCGCGAATACCTCTGAACCATATCGTCCTTTGAAAGAACTACCCATATCATGATCCTCGTTGTTGGCGACCACTGGACGGAAGACGATGAAATTGCAGGACAACCCTTCTCCGGTTCAGCCGGAAAGATGGTGCGCTCAGCGCTCCGACATCAGGGGGTTAACGAACGCGATGTCTTCTTCACCACAGTGTTCAACTGTCGCATCGGGGACATGAAGTCTGTATGCGTGAGCAAGGCGGAAGGTATCCCAAACCTTCCGCCGATCATGCCGATGAAATACTGCCCGGTGAAATTTGCGCCCGAGTTGGAGCGCCTTCATAAGGAAATCGAGAATGTTAATCCTACCGTCATCCTCGCGCTCGGCGGCGTTGCTGCTTGGGCTCTTCTCGGCGTTCCGGGGATCAAGAAAATTCGTGGCACTCCCGCTTATTACACTCGCGGCGATAGGCGTCACAAGGTCATTCCCACCTACCACCCCAACGCAATCTTCCGCGAGTATTCCCTCCGTCCAATCTTCCTCGCCGATGTCGAAAAGTTCGTCCGTGAAACTGCTTATCCCGAAATCCGCCGCCCTTCTCGGTCGATCTGGATCGAGCCCAGCTACGACGATCTTCTGCGCTTCGAGGCAGAACATATTTCACACGCCAACTATCTGTCAGTAGATATTGAAACGTCGGGGACGATGATTACCTGCATCGGCTTTGCCGTGTCCAAGTCGCTCGGGCTCGTCGTCCCCTTCACCTCCGCGGAACAAGCCGACGGCTCCTACTGGAGAAGCCACGGCGAAGAGGTCCGTGTGTGGCAGTGGTGCATGAAGCAGTGCGCCCGCCCAATCCGAAAGGTCGGACAGAATTTTCTCTACGACATGCACCACCTCTGGCGCAACTATGCCACCCCCATGCTCGGCGGCAACGACGACACGATGCTCCTGCACCATGCCCTTCAGCCCGAGATGGAGAAGGGCCTCGGTTTCTTAGGCTCGATTTATACGGACGAAGCGGCGTGGAAGTTCATGCGCCATAAAGAAACAATCAAGCGGGAAGATTAAATGATCTACGTCGCCAGCCCCTATTCGCACAAATCCAAGAAGGTCGAAGAGCATCGCTTCTACATGGCGGAGTTTTATGTGGCCTCTGCTATGCTTGTAGGTGTGGCCGCCTTTTCCCCCATCGTCTACTGCCACGCCCTCGCCCTCAAGTACACCCTCCCCGGTGACGCCGCCTATTGGAAGAAGTTCAACAACAACATG